TTTAATTGATATTAAACGGATGATAACAAAAGCAAATTATAGAGAACATTTCAAACATCATTCAGAGAATGCTTTGCTAGTTAAAATGATTTGCGGTGATAAAAGTGATTCAATCAAAGGTGTTAAAGGTGTTGGTGAAAAAACATTACTTAATCTAATGCCAGAAATAGCCGATAGAAAAGTTACATTACAAGAAGTATTAATTAAAGCTAGGGAAGATAATGATAAAAGAAAAAAGCCGCTACAATCCAATTTAAACATTTTAGAGCAACGAACTGATGGAAGTCAAGGCAATAGACTATACGACATCAATCGCATCATAATGGACCTTAAAAACCCTCTGATGGATGAGAGAGTTTTAGATGATTTCCATAGTTGGATGGAAAATGCGATAACCCCTAAGGTTGATGGGTTTATAAGAGTTTACACTAATTTAAGGCGTGATGGGATTAACGATTTAATTAGTGAATATAATAAGGAATCATTTTTCTTGCCATTTAAAAAAATAACTAATCGAGAAAAAGAATTTTATAATAAGTCAAATTAAAATAATAACTAAAAAAAAACAATTTTTATGGAAAATTTAACATTCAAAAAAAGCATTGAAGAACAAAGATTTGAGTTTCTTCTATACATTAATGGTAACATTATTTGCCAAAGATATTTCAACATCCGTGGATTCAATGAGAATTCTATTAAATCATTGTATTTAAAATATACTCACGACTATTGTGTGGATATTATTAAGGAACACCTAAAAGCTAAAACCGTTAATTATTTATGGGAATTTTTCAACCCATATAAAGAACAAACCGAAGAAGAAGTTCCAAGAGGTGACATTTATGAAAAGGAAGACGTTTATGGATTCGAAATTCGAGTAGATAAAAAATCAGTGATTGAAAGTAAATTCACTGGCAATGTATATCCACCAAAAGTTAGATATCAAGTGGATATTAAAGAGATAATCCCTAAAATAATTAGTGAAATCCGTGAAGGATTAAGTCAAAAAAATTATTCTAATCAATGGGGCGAACTCGAATTCTAATAATATTTATAATAACATTATGGTTGTATGATTAAAAAAGAAACGAAAGATACGTTCAAGTTTTTAGGAACCGATTTTCAACAAAAACTAATAGCACATTTATTAACTGATAGGAGGTTTGCAAATAAAATCTCAGATTTGTTAAGTACTGATTATTTTGAAGAGACTTGGCGAAAAAAAATTGTTAAAGAATTTATAGATGCTTGGAAGAAAGATGAAGTACTTTTAGATGTTGATTCAATGCTTATTAGAATTGCGGCCAATGTTACTGGCCCAAGTTTACATCGAATTAATCAATATTTAAATTCTGATATACCTGAGATATTATCAAAGCCAGATGGTGAATACATCAAAAAGTATGGATTAAATTTTTGTAAACAACAACAATTAAAAGTAACAGTTAAAAAAATTGATGATATCATTAATACTGGTGATGTTGACCGATATTACGAATGTGAAGAGTTAATAAAAGGCGCATTAGAATTAGGTCAAGGTGATGATGATATTATTGATGTGTGTGATGACCCAGACTCTGTATTGGCTGCTGATTTTCGTAAGCCAATACCTACTGGAATTAGTGGTCTTGATGAATACATGGATGGTGGATTGGCAAAAAGTGAGTTAGGAGTTATTTTAGCACCATTTGGTGTTGGTAAAACCACTATGATTACTAAAATGGCTAATCACGCTAAAGATGCTGGGTATAATGTACTTCAAATATTCTTCGAAGATAACCCTAAAGTAATTCAACGAAAACATTACACATGTTGGTATAATAGTACTAAAGCTGACCAAATAACAATTAACGATTTAAATGAAAATGCAGATGATGTAAAAGAAATCGTTAAAGATAAAAAAAGCAAGGGTGGTATTATTAAACTCAAAAAATTTGCATCCGATGGTACCACAATTCCAATGATTAGACAATACATTAGAAAGCTTACGTCTCAAGGATTTAAACCAGATATTGTATTTTTAGATTATATCGATTGTGTTCAACCATCAAAACAATTTGATGACCAAAATGCTGGTGAAGGTAACGTTATGAGAGCATTTGAAACAATGCTGTCAGAGCTTGATATTGCTGGCTGGACTGCCGTACAAGGTAATAGGTCATCAATAGGTGCTGGAGTTGTTGAAGCACAGATGATGGGCGGGTCTATTAAAAGAGGTCAAATTGGTCACTTTGTTGTATCAGTTGCTAAAACATTAGAACAAAAAGAATTAGGAACAGCGACAATGGCCATATTAAAATCCAGATTTGGTAAGGATGGTATCATATTTAGTGATATTATTTTTGATAACGGTAGAATTGTAATCGATTTAACCAACGCTGGTGGACAAACGTTTTTAGAGGCTAAAAAAGATAAGGAAGATAAAAATCTAACAGCTGTTAAATTCGCCTTAGACAAAAAACGAGGCTCTACCTTAAACAAACCTAGAGAGTAATAGTGTTTTATTAAAATAAATAATAATAATTAAAAAAATAAGTTCGAATTTATGGACATAGCAAGTAAAATTTTGTCAGACATAACAGTTCACATGAAGTACGCAAAGTACTTACCAGTATTAAAAAGAAGGGAAACTTGGGAAGAACTCGTTGATAGGAATAAAAAAATGCATATTAAAAAGTTTCCGCAATTAAAAGATGAAATAAATGAAGCATATAAATTAGTATACGAGCGAAAAATACTCCCTTCAATGAGAAGTATGCAATTTGCTGGTAAATCGATTGAAATTTCACCTAATAGAGTATATAATTGCGCATACGCACCAGTAGATGATTGGAGAGTATTCTCAGAAATAATGTTTTTATTACTAGGTGGTACTGGTGTAGGTATTTCAGTGCAAAAACATCATGTTGAATGTTTACCCGAGATTAGAAAGCCAAATCCAGAAAGGACTAGGAGATATTTAATCGGCGATTCAATTGAAGGGTGGGCTGATGCGATTAAAATATTAATGAAATCATATTTCGGATATTCAACATCAACACCAATATTTGATTATTCAGATATTAGACCAAAAGGTGCGTTATTAGTAACATCTGGAGGTAAAGCACCAGGTCCACAACCATTAAAAGACTGTGTTCATAACATTGAAAAAATGTTGGGTTCCAAAAAAGATGGTGATAAATTATCACCAATCGAAACACATGATATTATTTGCCACATTGCCGACTCAGTATTAGCTGGTGGTATAAGAAGAGCCGCATTAATTTCATTATTTAGTTTTGATGATGAAGAAATGATGTCATGTAAATTTGGTAATTGGTGGGAATTAAATCCACAAAGAGGTAGAGCTAATAATTCAGTTGTGTTATTAAGACATAAAGTAACTAAGGAAGATTTTGATGGATTATGGCGTAAAATTGAGGAAAGTGGGTCTGGTGAACCAGGTTTATATTTCTCAAATGATAAAGATTGGGGTTGTAATCCATGTTGTGAGATTGGTTTAAGACCATTTACATTCTGTAATCTTGTTGAAGTTAATGTATCGGATGTTGATTCACAAGAAGAATTAAATAAACGTGTTAGAGCAGCCGCATTTATCGGAACATTACAAGCTGGTTATACTGAATTTCACTATTTAAGAGAAATTTGGCAAAGAAATACCGAAAAAGATGCTTTGATAGGTGTTGGAATGACTGGTATTGCATCTGGTTCTATATTGAAATTGAACCTTATTGAATCTTCTAATATTGTTAAAACTGAAAATGCTAGAGTTGCTGATATTATTGGAATTAATCATGCGGCTAGAACAACCACCATTAAACCTAGTGGTAGTAGTTCATTGGTCCTTGGAACTTCTTCTGGTATCCACGGATGGCATAATGATTACTATATAAGAAGAGTTAGAGTTGGTAAAAATGAAGCAATTTATCAATATTTATTACAAAATCACCCAGCATTAGTTGAAGATGAATTTTTTAGACCTCACGATACTGCTGTGATTATTGCACCTCAAAAAGCACCAGAAAATGCGATTTATCGTTATGAAAAACCGCTAAAATTACTGGAAAGAGTTAAAAAGTTTAACCTAGATTGGGTTAGAGGTGGTCATAGAAATGGTCAAAATACAAATAATGTATCGGTAACTATTTCAATTAAAAAAGAATTCAGTAAACGTGATGATAGTGGTGTTAAAACTGTTATTAAAAATGAATGGCCAGAAGTCGGTGAATGGATGTGGTTAAATAGAGATACATTCAACGGTATTTCAGTATTACCATATGATGGTGGAAATTATATTCAAGCCCCCTTTACTAATTCTACTAAAGATGAATATAATAAACTTATGGAAAATTTATTTGATGTTGATTTAACTAAAGTAATTGAAATTGATGATAATACGAATTTATCTGGTGAATTATCTTGTAGCGGAGGTGCGTGTGAAATTGATATTGATATGAAAAAATTAATTAAAAAATAATATTTAATTTTCAAATGGTGGGTTATGCGTTATTAACTTTTCGAAAATATATGATATTTATTAATAAATAAAAATCATGGGGAAATTAGGTAAATCAAAGTATTTAAATTACTTTAAAATTGGTGATAAATTTGGGAAATATGAAATAGTTTCTGAAAATATAATAATTGAGCATGAAGCGAAAGTTAATTGTAAGTGTGAGTGTGGTAAGTTTAATTTGGTTTCTTGTTATACTTTAGTTAAAGGAACATCTACACGATGTTTAGAGTGTGGTAATTCAATGAAAAGAGAGGATAATCCAGCATGGGAAGGGTATGGTGAAATACCAGGGAAAATTTATAGTAAAATTAAACGCACTGCTATTAAAAGAAAACTTGAGTTTGATATTACAATAGAAGAATTACATAATTTATTTATTAAACAAGACCGAAAATGTGCTTTAACTGGATTAGATATAACAACATTTGGTGGTAATATTACAGCATCATTAGACAGGATTGATTCATCAAAAGGTTATATTTTAAATAACATCCAATGGACTCATAAAGATATTAATATGATGAAGAGAAATTATTCTGAAAAATATTTTATTCAATTATGTGAATTGGTAGTTAAAAAAGCTTTAGTTTTATAATAAGCATTTTAATATTAAAATTAAAGAAGCGTTCTCAATGGGGACGCTTTTTTTGTTTTTTATTACCATTTAGTTTTAGAAATTATTTATTACAATATTTATGATTAAACAGATATTATGGCAAAAAGATATATAAATATTGCGTTTCCCTTTCAAAATAGTGATAATGGGTTTTTTGTTAAGTTAAACACTACTGATAATAATGCGGTTAAATCCGATTTAATGCATCTAATTTTAACTCAAAAGGGTGAAAGGCTATATGACCCAGAATTTGGTACAAACCTCTTAAAATTCATCTTTGAGCCTCAAGATGGGTATACATTTTCTCAAATTGAAGAAGAAATTAATACAGTTGTTAGTAGATTCTTACCAAAATTAACAATTAATAAAATAAACCTAGATGAATCTACTGATAATGACCATTTAGTAATAATGCGCATTGATTATACAATAACTGACGATGTATTCAGTGCTGAAGATTTCATAATAATTAAAATTTAATAAACAATATATGGCTAAAAAGATAAATTATTTTGCACGTAATTTTGCTGATGCAAGAACCGAATTAATCAATTTTGTAAGGCAATATTACCCAGAAATCTTCAACGATTTCAATGATGCATCCGTTGGTATGATGTTAATAGAATTAAATGCAGCTGTTGCTGATATGCTAAGTTACCATACTGACCGT